CTTTTCATCATCGGTTAATGTATCAGCAGTCTTAGGTTTAATAGCAATAAAGATCTTACCATAATCTGGTACGGCTTGATCCTCACCACCCCAAGTAGAGATAGCATCGATGTTAGCAAATTCTCTTTGAATAATAGCTCTATAGTCATCTGCAGTCACCGCTCTATTCTGTGATGTATATGTTAATGGAGCATTGTAACGAATTGATTCTAGAGTTTCACCTTCAGAGCCACCTGCTGCAGTCGTGACAGTGGTTACTGTTACGTTTGAGAAGCCGCCAATATTATCTACCATACTAAATACTGAAGCTCCGTTTGCTTCAGTACCATTTGAATATACATAGTCGAGCGTTACAACATTATTATTAAGAGGTTTAGTTCCTGTTACTCCATCACCAAAATATACTTCGTAAAAACCAGAGGTATTTTCTTGCAGATGATAAACCTTACTTGAAGAATCTATATTTAATAGAGTTGTAAAAAGAGTAAAGATATCAAAAGAAGTAGATTCTTCGTTTGCTTGTACTCTCGTTCTAAGTGTAGAAGTATCAACATTCTTATGAGGGATCTGATGTTTCTGATTTTCAATATCATTATCTACTCTGTATTTAATAGAATTATAATTACCTTCTGATATTGCTACATTTGTATAAGTGTATGTATTACCAACGATCGTAGCGGACTGAGTATTCAGTGTAACGAATTGATATGTCTCACCGTCAACCGGTGTAGATAATTTTGTTCCTCGAGGAAGAGCTAAATTAGTTGGCTTTGCACCGGCCACACCCGTGACATCAATTACAATCGTAACTGCAGCCCTGGGTGATAGCCTAGATGATGGTACATATCCTAGCATACGAGCTCTTGAAACTGCGTTTCCTCTGATCTGAGCTGAGTCTAAGAAAGCTTCGTTTAATGCTAGATGACCTGCCATAGCGTTGTAGTGTGTATTATAAGCTAATACGTCTAAGAGTACATTAAGACCACTTCCATCGAAATCATAGTCATTAAAGACAGTCTGTCTTTTTAGAAAATTCTTTAGATTTCTTTTAATATCATCGAAGTCTAATTCAGTTGTTTTTAAATTTGATGCCATAGTTTATTACCTTAATCTCTGTAGTACGATTTCTACTTCCGTATTTAAATCCATTTCTATTATTTGAAAATGCAATGTAATACGATATGCATTTCTATCTGATTCGTCTTGTATACCAACTTTGGTTACTCTTATTCTTGGTTCATAATCTATAAGTACTTGTTTAATACTATCAGCCAATTCATATTTAGTAATAGCATCGGCTGGTTCAAATAACAGGCCGCGAAGGTTAGCTCCTACCTGTGGTTGAAAAGGTCTCTCAAAAAAGTTAGTTAATACTAAATTCTTAACCGAGTTCTTAATTGCTGCATCGTCTTTCAGAGGCATGATATCGCTTCGAATAGGATGACGAGTTAATTTAAGATTTAAATCCGCCCAGCCTTTCTTACGTGATACCGTACTAATTGGTCCTGATGATGCTGATCTGTCGCTACTATAGTTTGCCATATATCTATTTATACTCTTAGTCTTCTTCTTCTACTACAGGTTTTGCTATTGTAGGGAATTGATTTGATCCCGGTTGACCAGCTGCGATCACTTCTCCAGCCGCATCGAGAGCGGCCTGTGGTAAATTTTTCAAGGGAGCAATTGATACCGTGATACCAGCAGGGATAGCTAATGATGTAGGTAATCCAATAATCTTTAAGAAGTCACAGAAGGTAAAGGTAATATACTGTACCAGCGAACTTAAACCAATAGCTTCGAAGAAGGCTGTTACTTTTTCCATCCATTCAAGTATTAAGAACTTGGGCCATTCCTCTCCGAAATCTCTTAAACGAGTTTTAAAGCGATCCATTTTCTTTTCCATACTCTCGACAAAGTCATTCGGTTCACCACCTAATAAATCCATTAAAGTAAAACCAGCGAGCGAAATGGATTCTATAAGAGCCAGGGCATTTTTTTGCAGTTGTTCTTTTGCGTCCTGTGGAGCTGCTTTGATCTGTGCTTCAAGCGATTCGAGTTTATCTTTGACCAGTTGTTCTACATTTAAATCAGTAAGACTAGGAAGAGCCGGTAAACCGAGAGTTTCCCATATAGAACTGAACTTATCGATCAGGCCAGCAAATGCTCCGTGTAATATTCCAAGCGCTCCCTTATTGAGTTGTGACATTATATAGTTCCATACAGCTTCGGCTTTGAAATCATTTGATTCTAGCCCATAGGTACCATCAAATGTTTTATATGTATCTGGTATAAGAGCGTAAAAGGTATCAACATCTGCAGCTATCTGAGCCTTTAGAGTTACTTTATAATTAGGATCGGTAAATAGTTTAACAACATCTATTGATAAACCCATAATAGGAACAGAGAAAGATATCGGTAATACACTATTAACAATCTCCATTATCTTTACTTGAACAAATAAGTGATACTCTTGTACCATAGCTGTAATACGTCTTTCCCATTCGATCTCAGGTACTGTTATAGTAGGGAATACAGGATCTGATATAGAGATAGGGAAGGAACCTAAAAGATCTTTTATTGATTCTAATAAATCTCTAAGTTGTTGAGCTTCCTTTTCAAATCCATTCATTTCCAATAGAGAGATTTGGTTAATAATATTATTAAAGATATTAACTAAGTCTGTGGGCTTGGGTAGTAATACCGAATCACAAGGAAGTGTTATACTCGTAGTAGTCATTTAGCACTCATCCTCTGGACTGAATTTTTCTGGAGAATTTTTTTTTCTGTGCAAAATCTCTGAAGTGTTTACATGGCCTAGATATGCTAGCCCACCGTATACCACCGCGGCCCTTTCCGAGCCAATATAAAGCCGCGCTTGAAGATAGCCGTTTACTTTCTTATATAACTGTGATATAATACTATGCATTTAATTTTATATTACTCGCTATAATAGATACTGTACCATCTGAATTGAATACTATTTTCGAGCCTGTTTTATGTTTTATACTGATGCGCTCTGAGCCGTCTGTGTTATCTATTTCTATTAGGTGCCCAGCCTTAGACTTATATACCTTATTAGTCGGATCTGTCTTCTGCGCTTCAGTGGGGATATCTTTAACACCGTTCTCTTGAGTTGCGATTGATCCCATAACCATAGGGTCTTGAGCAGATGATCCGTCTCTAAAGAATCCGACCACCCATGTACCTACTTCTAAATGATGGTTAGCTCCTACTCCTTGGTATGAAGCTGATGTATTGGGCATTATAACTGTAGCCCACGGTAGATCTGCAGTTGGTAATACAGCTTTATCCATTGAATGGTAACCTATACAACGTACTCTTACTCTATTTAATATAAGAGGATCCTTTATATCTTCTATTAGACCGGTATACCAAGTAAAATGTTGTCCTATAAAATCGTCTTCTCTCACAGATCTATCTCCTGGTCATAATCTATTTGACTCGTATCCTTCTTACACAATAGGTTCATATGGTATTCCTGATCATAACTGAACTTATGCTCTATATCATATACTATATAGACACCGCTTTTGTTCTTATCCGTTGACCGAGTATCGCTGTCTAACTCAGGATCAACAGACTTTGGAATCTTAATGCGTATCTTAGCTCCACTGTGTATACGAGGATCACCACACACATTGATGTTTATTTGAGAGGCGTCCATACACACCCTTTTTGATGATGCATTTTGAATATTCTCTGGTAATGCATCATGGTAATTTTTAAACCCGTCAAATGCTAAACTATTAAGTGATGCATAATGACTCTGTGCTCCTACGAACTCAGGTAATGCCTTATCTAGGAACTTCTTAGCATTTTTAAACGATCTATTCTTATTATCTGTTAATACAAATTGATCATCATACTTAAATTCTTTATCAATAATAAGTGTCTTAGTAGCTATATCAATAGATGATAGAGTAGAACCATACGCTCCCTTCTTAGCTTGAGAAAATACGTTAGACTCTATGGGTGTAGATACTTTTAAAATTTTCTTTCTTTGTTCTATAGTATCTGCATCTGTTATAGGGTTAATATCATTATAATAAGGTTTTTGTTCGTATTCGGCTTTAATATCTTCATCAGCTAATTCGGATAATGAAGTAAAATGTATACGATCTGTTGACTTACGAAGAGGTAACAGTGTTTCATAAAAATAAAAGGGATTACCATTATCAAATGCATTACGACTGAGCCATTTAATAGCATTAATCGGACGTAGACTTGGATAGATACCCTTCATAGTATGATTACTATTACTGATATGGCCAATATTATTATACTGTGCGAGATCTTTCCATAGAATATCATGTATCAGCTTACCTATATTACCCTCGAACTTACGATTGAGTTCCATTAACTGATTTAGATATGCATGTTCGCTGACCAA